AAACTTCCAACTGCGGATGGAACAAGTGGGCAGAGATTAACAACAGATGGTGCAGGACAATTATCTTTTTCAGATGGATTTGCTACTGGAAAAGCAATTGCAATGGCCATTGTATTTGGATAATTAGGAGGAAAATATGGCAAACCCAAATATAGTAAATGTCGCAACCATTAACGGTAAGACAGATGTATTTGCTCTAACGACTACAGAAACAAACTTAGTTACAGCTACTGCAAATACAGTTTTTAAAATTAACACAATCATGGTATCAAACATTGACGGTTCAAACGCTGCTGATGTTACAATTAAATATAATGACGGTTCAAATGATAGAGCTATCGCAAGTACAATTTCTATACCTGCGGATGCAACTTTAGTTGTATCAGATAAAAACTCTGCATTTTATTTAGAGGAAAACGAAATTATTAAAGGAACAGCTTCAGCGAACTCTGATTTAGAGTGTTTAATTTCTTATGAAATAATTTCGGATTAAGGAGGTACTATAAGCTATGGCTAATGGCGGAATTGTAGGACCAGTTCAAACTCCAAATCTAACACCTGCGGGATCTCAACCTGAAACGATCACAGGTATTACATCACCTAATCCCGCTTTTGCAGTACAACCACTTACTACTGAAGTAACTGTTATGGTTATTGCTGGAGGTGGAGCAGGAGATTCTTCTGGAGGTGGAGCAGGTGGTTTAAGAATTATATCAAATCATCCAGTACCTACTTCTCCTTTTCCAGTTACTATTGGAGCAGGTGGAACAGCTGGAGCTCCTAGCCGAAGTGGTTCAAATTCTACATTTGGTTCTCCTACACCTATATCTTCAACAGGTGGAGGTGGGCAAGGTCCAGGTGGATATACTACAGGAATTCCTGGTGGTTCAGGATCTGGAGTTGGTTCTTCACCTGGAGTTACAGTGCCAGGAGGATCAGGAAATGCAGGAGGTTACTCACCTCCAGAAGGATATCCAGGAGGACCAGCAACAACTTATGTTACAGGTGGAGGTGGTGGATCTGGAGGATCAGGAGTTACAGGTGGACCTTGGCCAGGAGGCGGCGGAGCAGGTGGAGCAGGAACTAACGTGGCACCAACTTTTGGAGCAGCACCCGCACCTTATTATCCAGCAAAAAGTCCTGGACCAACTAACGCTTACTTCGCAGGAGGTGGCGGAGGCGCAGGAACCCCAGTTACTGGAGCACTAGGAGGAACTGGTGGAGGTGGCCAAGGAGTTAATGGACCTCCTGCAGTATATTCAACACCAGGAGATACAAACTCAGGTTCTGGCGGAGGTGCTCATTATGGATCAGGAAATGCTAACGCTGGAAATGGTGGATCAGGAATGGTTATTGTAAAAGAAGCAGCAGTAGCTACACCAGCAAGTATAGTTGCACCAGGAGTATGGTCAATGAATGAAGTATTTGATTATAGAAAATCAGGAGATTGGTTAGGAGATTAATATAGATTTTTAAATTAAAATAATTTATAAGGAGTAATTATGGCACATTTTGCAGAAATAAGATCAGATAATAATGAAGTTTTAAGAGTTATTGTTATAGGTGAACAACAAGCTATTGATCACGGTGGAGAAAACTCTGCTGAATTAGAACAATGGGTAAAAGATAATCATCCAAATGATCCTATAATAGAACAACAATTAGGTACTTATCCAGAAACTTATTGGAAAAGAACTTCTTATAATACAGTAAGAAATATACATAAAAATGGAGGTACTCCATTTAGAGGAAATTACGCAGGAAAAGGTTCTATTTATGATTCAACTAATGATATTTTTCATTCAGCACAACCCTATAATTCATGGACTTTTAATTTATCAATTGCAGATTGGGAAGCTCCAGTAGCATTTCCGTCAGTTACAACATATGGAGATAATGCTCCATATAGAATCATATGGGACGAAGATAATTTAAGATGGTTAGGATATGATAATTCAAATCCTAGAAATGAATTTTCATGGGATCCAAGTTTATCAAGTTGGGTTGCAACAGGTAATTAATTATGGGTAAAGGCGGTTACATAGGCTATGATTCGCCAATATCAATTACACCTTCACAAGCTGAAGTAGTAACTAATTTTACAGCGCCTGGAACTTTAACTACTCAACCTCGAACTACTGGAGTTTATTATGTAATAATAGCTGGTGGCGGAGCTGGTGGAGGAGATCAAGGTGGCGGAGGTGGAGCTGGCGGTTATTTAACTAACTTTCCAGGAGGAGCTTTATCACCTGTTTCAGGTGCCACAGGATATCCAGTTACTGTAGGAGGAGGAGCAGCAGGTGTTCCATCAGGTTCTGCTGGAGGAAATGGTAGTAATTCAATATTTAATGGTATAGCCGCTGTAGGTGGCGGTGGAGGAGCCGTTGGACCAGGAGGCGCAGGAAACCCAGGAGGTTCTGGAGGTGGAGGAGCACAATCACCAGGAGCAGGAGGTACAGCCACATCAGGCCACGGAAATAATGGTGGACTTGGAGGAAATAGTACTAAAGGATTAGCTGGCGGTGGCGGTGGAAAAGGAGCAGTAGGAGAGAATTTTACAGCACCTAATATATCAGGTGGTGGTGGAGACGGATTAACAACTGCGATAACAGGAACACCTGCTATATATGGCGGTGGTGGCGGTGGAGGAAATTATGCTCCAGTACCACCAGCAGCTGGTGGAGCAGGAGGCGGTGGAGAAGGAGGAAATATTCCATCTCCAGGAACTGCTGGAACTGCTAATACAGGCGGCGGCGGAGGCGGCGGCCGAGGCGCTGGTGGCGGTGGTAATGGTGGTGGATCAGGAAGAGTTATTGTTCAAGAACCTTTAATACCTGAACTATTTACAGCGGGCGGTGTTTGGAGTATGAGAACTGTTTATGAAGAAAGAGTTGCTGGTAATTGGGCTGGTGATTAATTGACTTATTTGTTTTAGAAAGTATAAAGTTTATATAAATAAAATTTATGAACTTGAAAAATAACTATTGGTATTTTACCTCCGCTTTATCTCCTAAATTTTGTGATGATTTAATTAAGTATGGTAATGAGCAAAAAGAACTTCAAGCTTTAACTGGAACTCAACAAAGATTAAAAGAAAAATTAAAACATATTAAAAGAACAGCAGCTAATGAACATCTATCTGATGAAGAGTTAGCTAAAATGCATAATATTAATTTAGAAGATGATTTAAATGAAGATCAATTATTAGATTTAAAGAAAAAAAGAGATTCAAATATTGTTTGGTTATCAGAACAATGGATATACAAAGAAATACATCCTTATATACATACAGCAAATCAAAATGCTGGTTGGAATTTTGAATGGGATTTTTCAGAAGCTTGTCAATTTACTAAATACAAACTCAATCAACATTATGATTGGCACTGTGATAGTTGGGAAGAACCTTATAATAATCCTAAAAACTTAGATACACACGGTAAAATAAGAAAATTATCTGTAACTTGTTCTTTATCAGATCCTAAAGATTATAAAGGTGGTGAATTAGAATTTAGTTTTAGAAATAATTTAGATAATGCTAATGCTACAGCAGAATGTAAAGATATATTACCAAGAGGAAGTATTGTTGTATTTCCAAGTTTTGTTTGGCATAGAGTTAAACCAGTTACAGAAGGTACAAGATATTCATTAGTTATTTGGAATTTAGGTAAACCTTTTAAATAAAATGTTAGAATTTAATGTGAAAGGATCCATATATTATGAAGAACTTAAATCTAAAGTTTTATCTAATACTTTCCCTTGGTTCATAGATCAATATGGAAATGAAGAACATAACTTTAATTTTTTAACTCACACTGTAGTTAAAAGAGGTGAAGATAAACCAAATTCTTTTATTTATGATCTTACATTAAAATTTTTACAATCTTGTGGAAATAGATATAGATTTAAAATTAAACAAATTTATAGAATGGCTTTTAATTTAACTTATCCATGTCGTTTTGAAAAATCAGGACCCCACACAGATTTAATAAAAGAACATAAAAATATTATAATTTATTTACAAAATGATGAATATGAATTAGGAACTATTATATATGATAAAATGATAGGAGAAAACGAAACTTCTACATTTAAAAATAATAGAAATATGAATATATTAAAAGAAACTAAAGGAAAAGAAGGAACAGGTATTATGTTTGATGGAAGATATTATCACGAAGCTTATTTTCCAAAAAAAGATAAAAGAATAGCTTTAGTTGTAAACGTATAATGCCTGAAAAAATAAATTTTAAAGAAAACGGATTTACAGTCATAAAAGAAGCAGTTGATTCAAAAATAGCAGACTTTGTATATAAGTATTTTTTACTAAAAAGAAATGTAGCAAAAACATTATTTGAAACAAAATACATATCACCTTTTACAAGTTATTGGGGAACGTGGCAAGATACGCAAGTCCCTAATACATACTCTCACTATGGAGATGTTGCTATGGAAACTTTATTAACTGAAGTAAAACCTGTCATGGAAAAAACTACAGAGTTAGAACTTATTGAAACTTATGCTTATGCTAGAATTTATAAAAAAGGAGACATTCTACATCGACATAAAGATAGATTTAGTTGTGAAATATCTACTACAATGAATCTTGGAGGAGATGAATGGCCAATCTATATTGCTGAAAAAGAATCAGATGGTTTTGAAAAAGATGGTAAATATATTCCTTCTACAAGTAAAGGTGTAGAAGTTAAATTAAATCCAGGAGATATGTTAGTTTATAGAGGTAATATATTAGAACATTGGAGAGAAGCTTTTAATGGTGAAAATTGTGGTCAAGTTTTCTTACATTTTAATAATAAAGCTACAGAAGGTGCAGAAAAGAATAAGTTTGATAATAGACCTCATTTAGGTCTTCCATCTGACTTTAAAAAATAGTATAGTTTTTTGTTATTATGGGTATATAATAATAAATTATGCCATTAACACAACTTACATTTCAACCTGGAATAGATACTGAGAACACCGAAACAGGTGCGGAAGGTAGATGGACAAATTGTGATAAAGTTAGATTTCGTAAAGGTTTACCTCAAAAAATAGGTGGATGGACTAAATTAAGTGCTTCTTATTATGTAGGTTCGGCAAGAGCTTTATTTTCATGGTTTGATTTAGATGGTTTTCGTTACGCTAGTTTAGGTACAAATAGAAAAGTTTATATCTATCGTGACGGTACTAACGCTGATATTACACCATTAAGACAAAGTAATAATCTTACTAGTGTATTTGACACTGTGGCTAATTCTGCGAATTTAACAATTAATCATACAGCTCACGGAGCCAATGTTGGAGATTTTATTACTATCTCTAATTGTAGTACAGCGAATGTTGGAGGAATTGCTAATACTTCAATAGACGCTGAATATGAAATTATATCAGTTACTAATGTTGATGCTTATGTTATTCAATCTAATGAAACTGCTTCAAGTAATAATACAAATATATCTAATTGTACCGTTGAGTATCAAGTATCAATTGGGCCTAATGTTCAAACGTTTGGATATGGTTGGTCAGCTGGAGCTTATAATGCAGGTACTTGGAATACTCCTAGAACGACATCTCAAATTGATGTTGATCTAGGTCAATGGACGTTAAATAATTGGGGAGAAGATTTAATTTTAACTCAAAGAAATGGCGGTACTTTTGAGTGGGACACTTCTACAGGTTTAACTGCTAATAGAGCTACGCCTATTGCAAATGCTCCAACATCTAGTGTTACCTCTGTTGTATCAACAGAGACACGACATTTAATATGTATGGGTACAGAAATAACGATAGGAACACCATCTACTCAAGATAAATTATTTATTCGTTGGTCAGATCAAGAGAATTATAATTCATGGCAGCCTAATACAACTAACTCTGCCGGTTCACAAAGATTAGCTGGAGGATCAGAGATTAGAGCAGCACGACCAGCTAAAGGAACAATATTAGTATGGACAGATACAACACTTCACTCAATGTCTTTTGTAGGTACTCCTTTTATATTTGGATTTCGTCAACTCGGTAATGATTGCGGAGCTGTAGGTTTAAATAGTGCAATCGTTATAGATGATGTCGCTTATTGGATGTCTGATGGACAGTTCTTTAGATATGCTGGAGCAGTTCAAGAAATACCTTGTACTGTTTTAAATCATGTTTTTGACGATATTAATAAAACTCAATTTGCTCAAGTGTACGCAGGTCAAAACTCTGATTTTTCTGAAGTGATTTGGTATTACTGTTCTGCTAATTCTGATCAAATAGATAGATATGTTATTTTTAATCACGCTGAGGGTAGTTGGTATTTTGGTAATATGGAACGTGGAGCTTATTTAGAAAATGGTGTCTATGATAATCCAATTGCAGCTCAATTCTATCCTACAAGCACTGCTAATACTATATCTCAAATTAATGGATTAACGGCAGGAAGAAGTTTAATTTATAATCAAGAAGTAGGCGTTGATGCCGATGGATCAGCTATTACTGCTTATATTGAATCAGGTGATGGAGATATAGCAGATGGTGAAAACTTTAGTTTTATTAATAAAGTTATACCCGACTTTAAAAATCAAACTGGAAATGCTACAATTACTTTAAAAGCTAGAGATTACCCTAATAGCACTAGAGTATCTGGAGAAGTCATAACTGTATCTAATACTACACCTTTTTATAACTCTAGGATCAGAGGAAGGCAGTCTTCTGTTAGAATAGAGAGTAACGAATTAGGTAGTAATTGGAGATTTGGTACATTAAGAATCAACGTAAGACCAGATGGAAAAAGATAATTATACAATAAGACAAGCTCGTATTGACGATGCTGTAAGAATTAGAGAACTACTTAAAACGTGGCTTGTAGAGGCTCCATTTAACTTTGGAAACACGAATAATAAAAAAGCTCTTGATAATATTATATTTTACATTCGCAATAGTTTTGTTATAGTAGTAGAATATGAAAATGTTATTGTAGGCACTTTAGCGGCTACAATAGACGAAACTTGGTATAGT